ATTTGTGTGGAAGCTGAAAACGGCCTCTATTTAGCTGGAAAACGGATGACTGTTACACATAATAGTACCCTTTTATCAGGAATAGCGCTGTACATGCTCATTGGTGACGGTGAAGGTGGAGCGGAGACGTACTGCGTGGCAACCAAACGGGACCAGGCGCGCATCGTTTTTTCTGAAGCCGTCAACATGGTCAGCCAGTCACCTGCGTTGAGGAAGCATCTCAAGAAGCGTAAGACAGACTTGTACTTCCCGGTTGCCTTCGGGAAGTTCGAGCCACTGGCATCCGAAAGTAATAGCCTTGACGGTCTTAACTCACATTGTGTGATTATCGACGAACTGCACGCCATTAAGAATCGTAATCTCTACGATGTCATGCGGCAGTCGATGGCGGCCCGGACGGAGCCTCTCTTGGCAATGATCACGACGGCAGGCTTTGTGCGGGAGTGCATCTACGACGACATCTACGATTACGCTTGCCGGGTGCTGGATAGTGTGGTCGAGGATGAGCGGTTCCTGGCGTTCCTGTATGAGCTGGACGACAGGAGCGAGTGGGTCGATTTTAGGGCCTGGGAGAAGGCCAACCCAGGTCTGGGCACCATTAAGAGCTATGAGGAATTGGCGGCTAACGTCGAGCGGGCGAAGAACGACCCCAATTTCTTGCCGACGGTGCTCACAAAGGATTTCAACGTCCGTGAGACGACGTCGGGCGCATGGTTGACGTTCGAGGAGGCTAATAACGAGGCCACGTTTTCGATGGATGAGATTCGGGATACCTACGCCATCGGCGGCGTGGACCTGTCAGCCACCACGGACCTGACGGCCGCGGCTATCTTGGTCATGCGTCCTGACGGTCAGCTCTATGCGCTCGTTCAGGGCTTTATGCCCGGCGACACCATCGAGCAGCGGGCTAAGGAGGACAAGGTTCCCTACGACCGCTGGGTCGAGCGGGGCCTGATTACGCCGTGTCCTGGCAACCGGATTGATTACCGGTACGTCACGGAATGGTTCGCTCGACTTCGCGACGAATATGGCATTTCGACCTATTGGGTCGGTTACGACAGCTGGAACTCGCCCGCCTGGGTTGAGGACATGGAGACCCGACTGGGCTACCAGAACAAGGTGAACCTTCTACCCGTCATCATGGGTGCCAAGACGCTGTCGGCGCCTATGAAGGTGCTCCGGGCTGACTTGGCAGCCAAGCGGATCAATTACAACCGTAACCCACTGCTGCTGTGGGCGCTTACGAACCTGGCCGTCGAGGTGGACAAGAACGAGAACATCCGGCCCGTGAAGGGCCAGAACAAGCGCCAGCGCATCGACCCTGCGGTGGCGCTTAGCATTGCCTACACGGTGCTCCAGTGGAAGCTAGAGGACTACAAGGCACTCATCTAAGGAGGTGACCCGGTGGAACAGCGCAACTGGTTGCAGCGGCTGTTTGGGCGCTTCTTTGGCCGCCGCCCCGGGCTTACTCAGGTGAAAGTCATGGCCGGCTACACGCCCATTTTCACGACTTGGGGGGAGCGGCCGTATGAGGCCGACGTTGTCCGGGCTGCGGTGGACGCCATCGCCCGCAACGCAGCCAAGCTGAAGGCCAAACACATCCGCCGGGTCAACGGCGAGGTCATCCACGTCAAGAACAGCGACATCGAGCGGGTGCTGTCGCTCCGCCCTAACCCGCGGATGTCGGCCTACGACCTGCTGTACAAGCTGGTCACGACGTTGATGATGGACAACAACGCCTGGGCCTACCCTGTCTGGGAGGCTGGGCGTCTGGTGGCCGTGTACCCGGTCAACTGTGTGTCAGCGGAGCTGTTGGAGGACAGCGCCGGGACGCTCTATGTGAAGTTCTATTTCATGGAGGGCGGCACGGTCGTGCTGCCATACAACGACGTGATCCACTTGCGCCGGCACTTTTACAACAATGACTTGCTAGGCAGCCCGAACCAGCCTATCAACGCCACGCTGTCTGCAATTCACACCACAAATGAGGGGCTGGCGCAGGCGGTAAAGACGAGTGCCGCGCTCCGGGGTATTCTCAAATTCCAAGGTATGCTCAAGGAGTCGGACATCGAGGCCCAGCGCGAGCGGTTCGTTAAGGAGTACCTGACGGTGTCCAATGCCGGCGGGATTGCGGCCTTGGATGCGAAGGCCGAATACATCCCGCTGAACACCGAGCCCAAAATGATTAACGCGGCCCAAATGAAGGAGCTACGGGACGCCGTGCTCAGGTACTTCGGCGTCAACGAGGCAATTGTCATGGGCAACTACACCGAGGACCAGTGGAATGCATTTTATGAGTCGACCATCGAGCCGTTGGCCGTCCAGATGAGCCTGGAATTCACTTCCAAGCTTTTTTCTAGTCGGGAGATCGGCCACGGCAACGAGATCGTGTTCGAGGCCAACAGGCTGCAGTATGCCAGCGTGAGAACGAAGCTGGAGCTCGTCCAGCTTGTTGACCGCGGCATCATGACTCCGAACCAGTTGGCGGAGGTCTTCAATCTGCCGCCAGTTCCTGGCGGGGACGTTCCGATTCGCAGGCTGGACACACGGCCGGTGGACGAGACTGACGACTTGGATGACCTGGAAGCGGTCGAAGGGGGTGAGACCGATGCCACTTCTTAAGCCGAATGACGGAGAAACCAAAGAAGAGTTCATCGGCCGCTGCATGACCGACGATACCATGCAGGAGGAGTTCCCGGACGAGTCGCAGCGGTACGCCGTCTGCCTCGCCCAGTGGGATGAGCGGGCGGCGGCGCGGCCCCAGCGGGAAATCCGCATGGCCGAGCTGCGGGCCATCGAGTCGGCGGGCGATGTTAACGAGATGATCGTCGAGGGGCGCGCCATTGTCTACGACAGCTCCACCGTTATGTATGAGATCGACGGCATCAAGTACTACGAGGTGATTCAGCGGGGCGCGCTGGAGGGTGCCGACCTGCGAGATGTGCCGTTCAAGTACAACCACAGCGACAGTGTTATGGTCATGGCCCGCACCCGGAACAAGACGTTGGAGCTTATACCCGACGAGCAAGGGCTTCTGGTGCGGGCGAAGCTCGCTAACACCACGGCGGGGCGCGACCTCTACGAGTTAATCAAGCGTGGCGACATCGACAAGATGAGCTTCGCTTTTACAGTAGCGGAGGACTCCTATGACAGGGATACCCGCACCCGTAAGATCATCAAGTTTAAGCGGATCTGGGACGTCTCGGCGGTGGATACCCCGGCGTACCAGGATACCTACATCAGCGCGCGGAACTACTTCATGGCGCAGGCGGAGGCCGAGCGCCGGGCCGCGGAGGCGGCCGAGAAGCGGCGCCGCAAGCTGATCATCCAGACCTACTTGTAAGGGAGTGTGAAAACATGAACCTGCGGAAGCGACTGCAGGAAATCGAGGCTCGTAAGGCCGAGATCCGTGGCCTGCTGGAGAACGACGGAGACGCTGACTTGGACGCGCTGGAAAAGGAACTGAGGGGGCTGGCCGACGAGGAGAAGGAGCTGCGCCGGCGCCTGGACGTGGCGGCTAGCATCGAAGCCGGGACAGCGCCCGAAGTCCGGGTGATCGACTCCACGTCGGTGCAGAAGGCCACTGTGGAGCCCCGTGCCGTCGACCGGCACGACACCGTGGAGTACCGCCGGGCGTTCATGGACTATGTCACCCGGGGCGTCAAATCCGAGCACCTGGAATTCCGGGCCGATGAGACGACTGGGACGACTGGTCTGGGCGACATTGGCGCTGTCATCCCGACGACCATCCTGAACCGGATCGTCGAGAAGATGCGGGAGACGGGTCGTATTTGGAACCGTGTCACGAAGACGGCCATTCAAGGCGGAGTACAGATTCCGATTAGCATGGCGAAGCCGAAGGCGACGTGGGTCGCGGCGGGCTCGATGGCGGACAAGCAGAAGAAGGCGGTTACTGGCAATATCAGCTTCAGCTACCACAAGCTGCAAGTGCGTGTGGCTGTTGAGTTGGTGGCTGCTACGGTGGCGCTGCCTGTGTTTGAGGCGACGATTGCTGACAACATCGCCGAGGCTATGGTCGCGGCTCTTGATGAGGCGATTCTGGTAGGCACCGGCACCAACACCGGCCAGCCGCTGGGCATTATCAACCACACCAATATCCCAGCGAAGCAGATTGTTCCGGTCACCCCGGGGGACTTCGGGGGGTATGCGACCTGGCCGGAGCTCTTCGCCAAGATGCCTCGCCCCTACCGTTCCGGCATGGTGCTGATCCTCAACGACGCCGACTGGCACAAGTACATCGTTGGCATGGTCGACAGCACCGGTCAGCCCATTGCCCGTGTGAACTACGGCTTGGACGGCTCCATCGAAGAGCGGTTCCTAGGGCGCGAGGTCATTGCGGTC